GGAACACTTGACTTATTTTTTGACTTGGGAAGTTTGAGAAAGGCACCAATTCCGTTGTTGAGTACCAGGCGGATGCGAAGGGTGGTGTTGGTCTCGACGCCCTCACGCCGTCGCCAGATAGTCGCCGAAGTACGAGCACGAGGGGTAGACTTCAGGAAGAACTCGTCGCCCTCCTTAGTATGTAAGGAATCAATCTCAGAGTGCTCGAAGACGATGAGGCGTCCGGTCTCTAGATCGTTGATGCACATCCAACGCGGCGAGCGGCGATTGCATGTCTCAATCAGAGACTTGATCTGAGAGGACGTCAGACCCGTCAGTGTACCCGCGAGATAAGTCTGAACCTGCTTGCGAGTGTCCTCTTCCGACATACCGGCAGTGCGAAGGCTCTCGAGCTTGGACTTTAAGTCGGAGTCGTCGAGGAAGTCCGAGACCTTGGAGGTGTTGATGTAGTCGTAGGTGCCGCTCTTGTGACGCTTGAGAGAAAGGCCGTCGAGAACGGCAGCTCCGTTCATGATTTCGATGTCGGACACTACCTGTGTACCTCCACGATGAATGAAGTTGATGTTGGTGCCGTAGATAGATGTGAAGAAGGGGGGAGGGAAGGAGGTCCAGAGGGATGCGATGTCTGATTCGTTCTTGATGCCGTCATGGTGGTTGCGTCCATCAGTAGGAAATCCTGATTTCTGTTTGGTCGTCATTATGGTATTGTGGGGTACTGACCCTCCTTGTCGATCCGTTTTGGCTACGAAAAAAAATCGGATAGGTAAACGTTGTCGTGGTATAATAACATGACTGAGGTTGAGGCACTTATTGCCCCCTACCGTACTAGAAGCCGAGGACCAGTCTACGATCCAATTGCAGTTGTGTTTGATCGTATTCTTCTTGGACCTGGTGCACATATGAGTCCCCGCTTTATGCGTATTTACTCTACCACCCATATTATCAACTGTGCCGATGATACGGCGTGCCCCTACTGGGCTCGTCGTCATCTAGGTCCTCGGTACACGTGTATGGGTGCTGAAGATACTGAACAAACTGAAATTATCCGAGACTTCTATCCGAGGTTCGAAGAAACTATGGACAGATATCTCAGGGATCCAGCGTGTCGAAAAGTGTATGTTCACTGCCATGCAGGAATCAACCGATCGGCAACTCTCGCAATTGCCTATGTCCATCGGCGGTTTGGAATCCCTATGATGAAACTGATTGAAAACATAGCTCGACAGCGACCATGTATTCTCACCAACCCCGCCTTCCAGCGTCAGCTGCTAGAATTTGCGTCTCATCCGAAAACATAAGAGGAGGCCAGAATGTGGGCAAATGTTCAGAGCTCTATTCTACAAGCAAACGATAATCCTATTGGAGCCGTCAATGCGGGAATGGATACGGTGTTAGGACCATCCTTTGATTACCTCCAGACCATCCAGTCCCCTGCACAGAAGGGTGTATCGTCCGATGGATCGTTTGACCAAGTGTCTACCAACATTGGAGCAGTGTCTGGATACGTGAATAATCTGATTGTAGGTCCGAAAGTTGGTAATCAGCTTTTTCGGGATACTGGTGGATACTGCAAGGCACCGGGCGGAAGCATTGTGAAGCGGTCAACATACATTAACAATTACTTGGGTGGAGACGATGCCGCAGGGATTCTGGGACCTAGTTTTCAGAGAGCCGTTCAAGGAACGGGTATGGACGGTATTATTCCCGGAATCGGTGGAGACTTGGCGTCTATGAATCCTCTCAAGATTATGAACGGACTAGTCTCCGACGGCATCCCTCCATGTGAAGCGTATACGTGTCCGGTGGTAGACACAAATGGAGGAATCAATACATCCGACACCCAGTTCCTGACACCATCCCTCGAACTGAACATGGGCCTTCCTCCTCCGAATCCAGGATGCCGACGTGCTGAAAACCAGGCTAAATTTGAAGGACCGGCAGCGAAGGTCGTGGCGGATGAGACGGCAAGGGCTGCGAAACTCCGAGAAACTACTACAAGGACTGAAAAGTTTGCTGATTATTATCCCGACAATTATTACCGTAACGTTGTCGGTGTAACAACCCAGGAACCAGATGCTCTTTCCTATGCTCTGTGGGGGGTCGCCCTCGCGTGCGTTGTCGCCTACTTCGTCACAAAGTGAGAATAATGGCTTACAGAGGGTCGTCCCAGAGTCATAATAGAACTGGATGTCTTCGGACGTGTTTAAGGTGAAGAAGTCTCGTGAGGGAGGAGGAGGAAAGAATCGCGAACAGATTGGAACTCTGGATTCTCTTCATGAGCGGCATATTGAGGACCTACAGACGCGTACCTCCTCAGACGCGATTGCAGTGTTGGACGAACGGATATCCCAAATTAAGCTAGATTTGTCGGGAACATTTGACCCGTTTGAGTTTGGGGACGTTATGCGAACGACGCGTCTTCACAAGGAATTGGAGACCCTGGAAGATGAGAGGATTCGTGCGGCGGAAAAGTACGATATCCAGAAATATTACCTAGATAGCGGCGATATCATGTTGGATTACTATGCTCCTCTTCAGAAGAAGACGGTCTCCAAAATTGATATGGGAGCAACTGCTCAGGGTACATTTGATAAACTCTTTTCTGTGACCGAAACTGCGGTAGGACCATCCAAGAAGAAGATGTTTGATGAGTACATGTCTCGTCGTGGTTTATCAAATGGTCTCAATATCGCTGAGAACGCCGACAATATCAAAAAGATGTCGGAGCACTGTGCCCCCTGCAATATCCCTCGCGAAGAGGTTACGTCAGAAGGTATACTGGTCTGTCCCAAGTGTGGATCAGAAGAGTATGCTCTCGTAGTCTCCGACTTTCCCAGTTTCCGTGATCCACCGAAGGAGCGGAACAATTATGCGTACAAGAAGCAGAATCATCTGAACGAGATTCTGAACCAGTTTCAGGCGAAGGAGAGTACAGAGATCCCCGATGATGTAATGAACGAGGTGATTTGCGAGATCCGCAAGCGACGTATTGATAATATTGCTCTCTTGACGGAACAGAATATTCGCGAGATTCTCAAGAAGCTAGGTCGGAATCGGTACTATGAACATGCCGCTCATATTCTGTCGCGTCTGAATGGAAACCCTCCACCTACGATTACGCCGGAGATTGAAGACAAGATCCGAGCCATGTTTCAGGAAGTTCAGGCACCGTACCTCCTCTACTGCCCCGATGAACGCCGGAATTTCCTCTCGTATTCCTACATTATTTACAAATTCCTGGAGCTGCTGGAGCTGGACGAGTATAAGGTCCACTTCCCGCTTCTCAAATCCCGCGATCGGCTGATTCAGCACGATGCGATCTGGAAGAAGATTTGTGAGTATTTACAGTGGGAATTCATTCAGAGCATCTAAACTGAATTCGGGAATTCATTCAGAGCATTTAGGTGGGATGTCTTAGAATACCATCCATTTGTTCCGTTGTGGACATCCATAATACACTTGAAGGCGTACTCATATTTTTTCCCTACCTCGAACATGTCGTACAACTTGACGGCACGTTCGTGGATATACTGTCGATCAAACTTTCCATCTATGGCCAGCTGGACACCCAAGACATAGTCTTGTAGTGTATGGCACCGTACTCCTGTCTTCAAATTCTCCACTGTCTCTGTTTGAGCACCATAATCCTGGGTCAATACAGGAGTTCCACACATTTGTGCTTCTACCGCCACTCCGCAAAAAGGCTCAATGAACATTGTGGGAGCTAGAAGAGCTGTGAGTGATCCAAGGTACTCTCCCCGCTCCTTGCCTGAGATAGGGGGCTTGTACACAATATTGGGGTATTTCATGAACGGTTCGGGATTTCCCTGACCACACAGAATGAATTGGACGTGGGGCATGCGTGATGCCACTTCCATGACAATATGACATCCCTTTCCATCATAGATACGGCCAAAGAATCCTACCGTATTCAGCTTTGGGCTTAGAGAAAGAGGCCAGTGGCGGGCATCAAAGTAGTTTGGAACCACAAACCAGTAATTCTGTCCCCATTTCCCTGACTTTGCGAGCTCGTGATGGAGCCACGCATAACTTTCAAAAATGCGGTAATTACGAGTTGAATCGTTGTATCCGATTCCGCTCTCGCATACGACCATGTTAAGATCTTTTAGAGCACGATCATGAGAAATACCGAATGGAACGCAGACAATATCGGTGGCGGTCGAGCGATAGTTTGCCTGTAGAATTGGGCGTAGGCGATCATTGAATTCAATGTAGAGAGGGGTTGACCAGTTCCCCAGATCTCCAATAAATGATTTGTGATCGGCCAGATGCTTTACGGCATTATCATGGGAAACTTCAGGGTGGAGGAACTTGTAAGACTGAACGCGAAAGAAATCCCACTCATCTCGCGTCATCAATTGGATATCTCGGGTTGCACCAGTCGTCGATCCTTCCACGCCGTAATGATAAACTTCGAATCCACGCGACATCATCATCTCAGGGAATCGCAGGACCTTTCCCGTATACGCACAATGACTGAAATCGTCATTGGTCACGGTATGTGGTAAAGCCAGAATGTGGAGACGGATAGAAACAGGTGTCTCCATTTACATACTAACGTTCGTGGATACGTAAATGGAGGGGGAGGGGATCTCGTTTATCGTCCGCATTCGTAACGAGGAAAAGGTCCTTTCTCGCTCTGTGAGATCCCTAATTTCTCTAACGATTCCTCACGAGATTGTTCTTATTCTACATAGGTGCACTGATAAAAGCCCAGAGATCGCTGCCTCCCTCGCGAAAGAGAACCCACACGTAAGAATTCTAACGTATGACCATACAGTCTCTAGGGCAGGGTACGAAACCCTCGCGACAGATGCGACATCAGATCACAGTTTTATTCGGTATTCAAATTGGTGTGCTGGCCAGGCTCGGTATCCTTGGATGTTTCGATGGGATGCTGATTTTGTGATGACTCGTCCGCTCCTGGACTATATCAATATACAGGAATGGGTCCCTAAAAATTTGAGAATCGGTCTTACGGCGAAAAACAGGACCCACGAAAACCAGGAATACTATCTCCACCAGTCGTCGGTTCAGACTACGAAACATATTTTCTGGGAGGCGTCTGTATTTCCAAGTGATGTGATATCTCTACGTCTTGAAAACACATTTTACGTGATTCACGTATCAGAACTTTCCAATGTAAAAACGTATTGGACCGAACCCCCGTGGTTTGAGACTGACGAGTCTCCCGAGGCTACTGAAGTGAAAGAAAGGTACAATAAACTGGTCGCTGACTTTGGACCGGAACCCACAGGTATGGCTAGGGCTTCGAACCCTGAGTGTGCCGATATATTCAGTAAGATTACACATGCAAACAACTGTGCAGGTCCGTCCTATGTGAACTTCCTTGCGTAAAACGGATTCGGGAAATGGAGGTTGGTAAAGAGTAAGAACTCACGACTACAAATGAAGCCTCGTTTCTCCGCATCTGATGTCGCATCTCTCCTCGGCCGTAATCCCTACCGCAGCAAGAATGAATCTCTCCTCAAGGTCATTTCCATGATGCCTAAATTCAAGGAACTTGTTCTAGACGTCAAGACTACGATGGGTGCTAAGACTGATCGTGAAATTGTAGCGGGGGCCTCCCCTGCTGCTATCAAGGCCATGTGGGCCTCCGTAGACCAGTCTGTGGGAGCCACGTCGGATGCTCAGGTGGAAACGGCTATCAAGACCTTCAAGCAGGAGCATATTCGCCAAGTTGTCCAGGAGACGCTGGAAGGAAAGCGGACCCCTACGTGCGTTGCACTTGAAGAGGTTGTTGCCCGTGTTCTTGCAGGCCAGACAACCATTGAGAAGGAGATGCCTACCCTCTGTGCCAATGCTGAAGTCAAGACCGCTATTGAGACTACCCAGGAGCACCAAGTTCTAGCCTCCGAGATCCAGAAACGGCGGGGAACCAAGTTGGAGGATAAGGCGGAGAACGATCACGCAGCGGCTACGGGGATTGAAGTGACGGGCCGTAATTCGTTCGTGGACTTTGAGTGTGATTCGTACCGCCTCATTGGGTATCTGGACGGTATGCAGGGCGAGAAGGTTGTGGAGACAAAGAATCGTAAGCGATTCTGGACGGTTCCGCCAGCCTACGATTTCGTCCAGCTGCGGTGCTATATGTTCATGAAGGGCAAGAAAGACGGTGTTCTGCTAGAGAACTTCCCTGGTCGCGGTCCTCGCACTACGGAGGTTCCGTGGAATGATGAGCAGTGGGCAGAGATTCATGATGGGCTGTGCGATGTCGCACGAACGATTGAGAATATTACGGAGGAAGATGCCAGGGATCTAGCTCGCAATGTGTTTGCTGCAATGAAGACGTAAAATATTCAGGGTCAAGATATAATAAGACGATGAGCTCATCCCCTGCCCCTTCTGGATCTACATCGGCTGCGAACCCGTCAGCGTCGTATGTCCCGCCAGCATCTACAAATGCATCAACAAATAGCGTAATGTATTCAGGAGCATCTACCTCCTCCACTCTTCCAGGGGATTCCCCTGCACGCGAGGCTGCTACCTCATCCCAGGCGAGTGCCGCTGCATCTCTCCCCGCCGGATCCCCCGGGATTGATCAGATGACGAGTCTGTTAGGAGGCAGTTCTACAACATCTTCATCCAAGGTTTCGGCATCAGGAACGCCCTCCAAGACTGCGGATGCGGCTGCCCCAGCGTCAAATGCTGAGAAGGTCCGCACAACATTCATTGCGGTTCTAGCACTAGCCTGGGTTCTGTTTGGAGTCGCTGCCTTCTTTTTCTCTCTCGTGTGCTTCGGCCGCTCGGGATCGTTTGGCGAGAAGCTTTTTGGATTCTTCCTTGCCCTCGTATTCGGCCCCTTCTACTTCGTCTACTATTTCGCGGACGGTGCTTACTGCCGCGCCAACGCCCCGACACTCTTTTAGACTAAAACGGAAACGTAAGAGTCTCATTGGATAAACATCAGACAAAATGCTCCGAATCGCAGATACATCATCACAACAGGCTCCCGAGGTTGAAACGAACTACACGTTTCCTCTGGATCCCTTTCAGAAATATGCCGTGGCCGCTATCCAGGCCCGTGAGAATGTTCTCGTCACCGCCAAGACGGGCAGTGGTAAGACGCTGGTGGGCGAGTACCAGATTGAGTATTCGCTCAAGCGGGGCGGACGAGTATTCTACACTACCCCCATCAAATCTCTATCTAACCAAAAATTCAACGATCTCAAGCAGCTCTATCCTGGAAAGGTGGGTATCATGACGGGCGATATCAAGTTCATGCCCCAGGCCGAAGTGGTGGTGATGACGACGGAGATTCTGCGGAACCTTCTGTTCAAGATCGGGTCATCAACGGAGGGTGTGGGGTCTACGGCCTCGCTCTCACTAGACGGAGTCGATGCTGTGGTCTTCGACGAGGTCCACTACTTCAACGATCCAGCGCGAGGAAAGGTGTGGGAGGAATGTCTCATCCTCCTTCCACCGACGATTCGTCTGGTTCTCCTCTCGGCAACGATTGATAGTCCAGACATCTTTGCTCAGTGGATCGGTGAAATGAAGCAGGTTCCGATGCACCTTATTTCCACCCAGTACCGTGTCGTTCCCCTGGAGCACCGCGTGGTTGCGGGGGACAAACTTCTGATGGACGAGAAGGACAAATTCCATAAGGAATCCTATACCGACTACCTTCGGCATCTTAAGGGTATTGAAGATGCCGCTCGTAAGCATTCGGATGCAGTGAAAGCCAGGGTTGCTGGAGATCCAGTGGCCGCCCGTGAAATCCGTTCTACTGGATTTCTCCACCAGATGAACGAGATGATTGACGATCTCAATACTAAGGAGAAATTGCCTGCGATGTTCTTCGTCTTCTCCCGCAAGAATTGTGAAGTGTACGCCTCCAAAGTCTCTTCTACCCTCATTGATACATCGGAGGGTGCGGCAATCAAGAACATTGTGCGTTTCCACCTGCATAGGTACCCTGACCTAGAGACGCTGCCGCAGTACCATACACTCATGGATCTACTGATGAAGGGTATAGCGTTCCATCACAGCGGAATGCTTCCCTTGCTGAAGGAGATCGTGGAGATGCTGTTCTCACGCGGCCTTATCAAGTTGCTGTTTGCAACAGAGACGTTTGCGGTCGGAATCAATATGCCGACCAAGACGGTCATCTTCACGAGTTACCGCAAATACGATGACGGTGCAGACGGGCTGCGGATGCTGCGGACGGACGAGTATATCCAGATGGCTGGTCGTGCGGGTCGGCGTGGAAAGGATACACGCGGATTCGTTTACTACCTCCCTGATCGCAAGCCCGAGACAGTGGAGGATGTGCAGCGGATGATGACGGGGAAGCAACAGTCCCTAGAATCACGAATGGATTTCCATTACGATTTCCTCCTGAAGTGTCTCCAGAGCGGGACGACGGGATGGCTGGGGCTGGTGAAAAAGTCGTACTGGTACGTCCAGCGTCAGGCGGAGACTGAGGGACGGCAGGCGGAACTTCTGGAGCTGCAGAAGAAGTACGTGGATCTGGATGTTGGAGAGTTTGAGCTGCGTGATACGTACGAGACGCAGGTTCGGGCTACGCAGAACGCCGAGCGGAAGAAGGCTCAGGCATTCCTGGATTCGTGGAAAAATAAACATATGGGACCTAAGTGGGAAAAGGGGTGGCTGGAGTTCAAGG